GGCGTAAAGCAAAAATTTAGGCCAATCGACAATGATCTAGCCGACATGATTGAGATGCACAAAACCATGAATTGTGCAGAAATAGCAAAATTGTATGGCATGGACCGTGTAACGGTTTGGCGCAAGATTACGAAAAAATCAGACAGGGTACATGGAAATAGAACACTTACCAGTGAGGATATCGAAGACATGATTCGGCTAAAAGAAATCATGACTTATAAACAGATTGGCGATATGCATGGCATCTCTGCTGGAGCTGTTTATAACAGGATAAAAAGATTTAAGGGGATTATTAAGGGGTGAAGTTATGATCAGGTGTCTAAATTGCGGTAAGCGGATGCAGTATAGGCGAGAGTTTTATTCGGAGGATTGCATGGAAGATTATTTTGGGACACAGGAGCCGGAAGAAAACTTGGAGGTGGAAAACGATGATTAAAGCAGTAACAGTCGCCGTACAACATGGCGAGATATATGAAGTCGGTCAAGAGATTAACGGCGCAGTGATTGATGATATTATCCAGAACCAAGATACAGAAATTATTTATTGTTACGATTCTGATAGTAATATGTTGGTCATGATTGGGCGGGACGTGCCAACAGTAATTGAATATACAGGGAGTGAAGCAGATGTCATTAAAGATTAATAATTTTGAAATTGAAAATGTAAAACGTGTTAAGGCTGTAAAACTAGAGCCTACTCCAAATGGTCTTACCGTAATTGGTGGGAAAAATGGACAAGGTAAAACTTCTGTTTTAGACGCAATCGCTTGGGCGTTAGGAGGTGATAAATTTAAACCATCTACAGCTATACGTGATGGATCCATGGTAGCTCCATCCTTAAAGGTTACACTCAGTAATGGTCTTATAGTTGAGCGTGGCGGTAAAAACAGTAGCTTAAAGGTAATCGATACTAATGGCAATAAGGCTGGACAACAACTTTTAAATGAGTTTATTGAACAGTTAGCCATTAATTTACCGAAATTCATGGCGGCGAATAGTAACGAAAAGGCTTCTATATTACTGCAAATTATTGGTGTTGAGGATCAATTGCGCGAATTGGACACCCAAGAGAATCAGTTATACAATCGGCGAACTGAAATAGGCCGCATTGCCGACCAGAAAAAGAAGTTTGCTCTCGAAATGGTTAGTTATTCCGAAGCACCAAAAGAATTGGTCAGCGCTTCAGAGCTTATTAAAAGGCAGCAAGATATCTTGGCAAGGAATGGTGAAAATGCCCGTAAACGTGATAATGTCCAACAGTTGCGGAATCGTCACAGCTATTTAAATGAAAAAATTAATGAATTGAAAGATAAATTAAATGAATTGGTCAATGAACAAAACAATGTTTATTCTGACCTAGAAACTGCTCATAAATCTGTTAAAGAATTAGTCGATGAAAGCACCGCTGAACTAGAAGATAGTATTAACAATATTGATGCTATCAATGTTAAAGTTCGCGCAAATTTTGACAGAGAAAAGGCTGAAATTGATGCTGAAGATTACTCCAAGCAATATGCCAATTTAACTGCTGATATTGAAGAGATCCGTAAATCTAAAAATGATCTACTTAATAATGCTAATCTTCCACTTCCCGAGCTTTCTGTTGAAAATGGTGAGCTGATTTATAAAGGGTTTAAGTGGGACAACATGAGTGGTGCTGAGCAGCTAAAAGTTGCCACTGCCATTGTGCGCAAGCTAAATCCGAATTGTGGCTTTGTGCTAATGGATAAACTTGAGCAAATGGATGTAGAAACAATGAAAGACTTTGGTGCCTGGTTGGAAGCCGAAGGACTGCAGGTTATTGCTACTCGAGTCAGTACGTCAAAAGATGAGTGCAGTATCATCATAGAAGATGGCTATGTAAAGGAAGATGCCGCGCCGATCATGTCAGAGCAGCCAAAGCAAAATACTTGGGAAAGGGGGAAGTTTTAAATGGCATTAAACATTACACGCGGCGTTGTTTTTAAGGCGCAAAAGGTAATTGTGTATGGTCCTGAGGGTATAGGCAAATCAACATTTGCCGCACAGTTTCCGGAACCAGTATTCATTGATACAGAAGGCAGCACAAATCATATGAATGTGGCCAGGCTGCCAAAACCTACAAGCTGGACAATGATGCTAAATATGGTCAAGGAAATTAAAAGTACTCCTGGGATTTGTAAGACGTTAGCCATTGACACAATTGACTGGGCTGAACAGCTATGTGTAGCTCATGTATGTGCAATCTATGACAAGAAAGGTGTCGAAGATTTTGGTTATGGTAAAGGTTACATTTACGTAAAAGAAGAGTTTGGCCGACTGCTGAATCTTTTGAGCGATGTAACAGATGCCGGCATTAATGTGGTATTAACAGCACATGCTCAAATCAGAAAATTTGAATTACCGGATGAATGTGGTAGTTATGATCGATATGAATTAAAACTGAGCAATAAGACAGGGGCCCAAATGTCTGCCCTTGTAAAAGAGTGGGCCGATATGGTGCTGTTTGCAAACTATAAACAACACGTCGTGGAAGTTGAAAAGAAGAAAAAAGCATCAGGTGGCACCCGTGTCATGTATACTACGCATCATCCATGTTGGGATGCAAAAAATCGGCATGATTTAAAGCCAGAATTACCATTTGATTATACACAGATTGCTTACTGTATTCCGAACCATTCTGATGATGATCCTGCACCGATAGTAAAGACTGAACCCGTTACTACAACACCTACTGCACCTGTAGCGGAACCACCAAAGGAGACAAAACCTACCAATCCACCGCCAGTATCCGCCGCAAAACCAGCTGCTGCTACTACTACTGAGCAGCCAAAAGAAGAAAAAAGGAGTGCGGGGGATTTAGAAGGAGTACCCAAACCTCTTGCCGATTTAATGACTGCAAATAATGTTACTGTTGAAGAAATTCAAAGTGTAGTTGCATTAAAGGGATATTATCCAAAAGAAACGCCCATTAAAAATTATGATCAAGGGTTTATTGATGGGGTATTAGTAGGTGCATGGGATCAAGTATTCAACATGATTCAATTCGAGCGAGATATTCCATTTTAACTAAAAAAAATTAGGAGGAATTATATAATGAGTATTTATGACAGCATGGGGACAGATGTGGGAATGGAATTTGATTGGGATGCGGAGATAGAAAAAGAATCACCTGATTTTATAACATTGCCAGATGGAGAATATGAATTTGAAGTAATTAGCTTTGAACGTGCGCGGTACGCTGGCGGTGAAAAATTGCCTCCATGTAATCAGGCAAAATTAAAGCTACAAATTACAGTTCCAGAAGGTATTGCAACGATAAATCATAATTTGTTTTTGCATTCAAGATGCGAAGGGATTCTTAGTGCTTTCTTTAACTGCATTGGTCAAAAAAAGCATGGCGAAAAAGTAAAAATGGACTGGGGTAAGGTTTTAGGTTCAAAAGGACGTGCTAAGGTTGGTACAAAAATATATAACGATAAAACATATAACGAAGTAAAGCGATTCATTGAACCTGATGAGGCATCCACCACTCAGCCTTCAGGCGGTAAGAACTTTAAACCAGGGTCCTTCTAGTGGATCTTAGGCCATACCAACAGGAAGCGAAAGCAGCGATATTTAATGAGTGGGATAATGGAAATAAAAAAACGCTGCTCGTGCTGCCGACTGGTACAGGTAAAACAATTGTATTTGCTAAGGTAACTGAGGATTGCGTAAGAAATGGTAATCGTGTACTTATTGTGGCTCATAGGGCCGAGCTGCTAGACCAGGCCAGTGACAAAATTAATAAGGCTACTGGTCTGATGACAGCAGTAGAAAAAGCAGAACAAAGTTGTTTAGGAAGTTGGTACAGAGTCGTTGTCGGCTCTGTCCAGTCCCTAACAAGAGAAAAGCGGTTACAGCAATTCAATAAAGATCATTTTGACACAATCATAATCGATGAAGCTCATCATGCGATATCAGATAGCTATCAAAATGTTTTGCAATATTTCGATAACGCAAATGTCTTGGGGGTAACAGCTACACCGGACCGAAGCGACATGAAAAATCTAGGGCAGTATTTTAATAGCCTAGCTTATGAGTATACACTACCAAAAGCAATCAAAGAAGGATATTTAAGTAAGATCATAGCGCAGACTATACCGCTTAAAATTGACATTACTGGTGTTGGAATGCAGAGCGGTGACTTTAAGGCAGGGGATTTGGGAACGGCTCTAGATCCATATCTTTATCAAATAGCGCAGGAAATGTTGAAGTATTGCGCTGATCGTAAAACTGTAGTATTTCTTCCGCTTGTAAAGACCAGTCAGAAGTTTAAAGATATTTTGAATGAAGTAGGATTTAAGGCAGCAGAAGTTAATGGAAATAGTGATGATCGTGCAGAGATACTGCAAGATTTTGATCATGGTAAATATAACGTGCTTTGTAATTCTATGCTTCTTACAGAGGGGTGGGATTGTCCGAGTGTTGATTGTGTAATCGTGTTACGGCCAACGAAGTCCAGAGGTCTTTACTGCCAAATGGTCGGGAGAGGTACAAGACTGTATGATGGCAAGGATAATCTATTACTTTTAGATTTCTTATGGAATACGGAACGCCATGAGCTATGTCGGCCAGCCCATTTGATAGCCAGCAGCGAAGATGTAGCTAAAAAAATCACTGAAAAAATTGAGCAATCAGCATGTCCTCTTGATTTAGAAGAAGTAGAAATACAAGCATCTGAAGATGTAGTTGCAGCGCGTGAAGAAGCGTTAGCTAAAAAACTGCAAGAAATGAAATCAAGGAAGAGAAAATTAGTAGATCCATTGCAATTTGAAATGTCTATCCAATCAGAAGATCTAGCTAGTTATATACCTGCCTTTGGGTGGGAATGCGCGCCGCCAAGCGATAAACAGGTAAAAACTCTCGAAAAACTTGGAATTTGTCCTGATGAAATTGAAAACGCAGGTAAGGCTGCTAAGATTCTTGACAGGCTAGACAAACGCAGATCAGAAGGACTTACAACTCCTAAGCAGATTCGTTTTTTGGAAAGCCGGGGGTTTCAGCACGTGGGTACGTGGCAATTTGATAGTGCAAAATCTTTGATTGATCGAGTTGCTGGAAATGGATGGCGTATACCTAACGGGATTATTCCTAACGAATATCGACCAAGTAGCGTAGAAATTGGCGGTGATTTTTAGGTGGATAATATCGATTTATTGCCACTACTCGAG